GGAACAAAACGAGCTTCTAACTGAGCAGCATAGAATGAGTCCTGAGAAGCTTTCTTAGTAAGGTAAGAAGCTGATTGCAGGTACTGATCAATCGTGAATTGAAACTCCGCTGTGTCCATAGGAACGTATGAAACAGCATTGTCTTCTGTATAGTTAGACGCAGTTGTTTCTCCGATGGTTGGAATTGTAAAGGTTGTTCCGTCAGGAAAACCTTCTAGCATACGGACATACCGTTGTGCTTGCATTTCATCCCGAAGGATGTCTTTTAGTTCTGAGGAGTAAACCTCTGAACGGATAAGCCTTTGCATATCCGCATTTGATGAAATCATACCAGCCATTTGCTAGTCCTTTCTATGAGTTGCCGAATTTATCACCCATCTTCATCTTATCTTGGATAAGTTGTTGTTGAATTTTAGGTGAATAATATTGATTAGGATTTTCTCGACGTAGATTCTGGTAGTAAGACCAGTTCCTATCAGCCGAGGCTTGCATGTTGACACCCTCAGTACGAACCGAACCTTGAACCATAGGGCTAAAGGTTTTTTCTGGTTGACCGATAAGAGTAAAGAATGCTGAAGGAGATTCAGATGCAATGTCACGTAAACGATCCATTGACATACCTAGTTCTTCAGCTTTTTTCTGGACTGTAGCCGCCGCTTCAGTACCAAAAGAACTTTCTAACTCTTTATCAACTTGAGAAAGATTCTGCTGTACAGTGCTATTTTTCTCTCGTTGAGTAAGTGTCTTTTCAACAAGGCTCTTCAAAGTATCCTCATCAACAACTCCAGTGGTATTCTGTGTGTCAATGCTACCATTATTATTATTGGACTCTCCGTTATTCACTGTGGTAGTTTCAGTGGCCTTATTTTGGAGTTGGGCTAGAAGATCGGCTTGATAATCTTGCTTCTTCATATCCTCTCGCATTTGGACTAATTGATCTTCAAGATTCTTAATATAGCCATCTGCTTCAAGTTTACCTTTAGCAAGAGTCTCAGGGTCACGCCAATTCTCACCCTTTGTCTCTACGAGTTTATCCAGAAAAGAAGTCTGTGGTGAGGCTTCTGTCTGTGTCTGCTCTGCGTTCTGTTCAGGCTGTTTGGTTGCAGCACTGTCAGTAAATACCATAATTTTATTCCTTGTCTAAGTTGATAATGTCAAGCACTTGGGTTAGTGCTCTGTTGTAACCGATACGATCAGCTACTTTGTGTGACCAAGAAGGACAATCGTAGTCCATCGTAGTCGGTCTATTCTCAAGCATAGACTCAAGAATTACTTCAAGACGTAGGAGGCTTTCTCTGTTAGATGAAAGCACTTGACTAACTTTAGCTTTTTCTTCCTTTGTCTTACAATCTTTGAACCAAGAAGATTTCATTACTTTTTCTTCTTTGTTACCATCTTTTTCATAGTTTTAACTGGTTCTTTTTTCTTGGCTTTACCGCCGTAAGGTTTGTTCTTTGGCATTATAATCCTAGCTCCTGTGCTTGTGCTAATACTTCTTGGTTTTCCATCTCAGCTTCTTGGACTTGTAACTGTGTTTCTAGTTGTTCTTGAACTGAGATATTCTCCCCAAACAATGTCATTTCGCCTAACTCTTCTGCGAGTATACGGGCAAACTCTTTTCCTGACATGTGGGCTGCAACTGTTGGGTCTTGCAGTTTTAATTGGTAAAGCTGTGTAAGGCTCTGTACTCTACGAGCACGTTCAGCAAAGTGTCTAGCCCCCATAGCTACGATCTTACCATTAGCTGTAATGTCATCTTTAGTTATAGTTCTAAAGATAATAGCATTAGCTGCACTGTCGAATACCCGAACTGTGTCAGCTATATTCATTCGACGTCTTGATACTTCAAACATAGCATTCAAAATAGGTTCCAAGAATACTCTCTCAAAGTGTGCTGTCTTATGTTCAAAGATACGTGAGGATGCATTCTGTAAGGTTTGTACCTCAAAGGCTGTCTTCTCCCCTGCTGTGCGTATTCCCATAGCTTGACGGGGTGCACCAGCCATCTCTTCCATTTTGTCCTCTAGTGCCCTAATTTGCAGGTCAGCGTTCAAGGCTGTTACATCAGGAGCCAAGTAACCTACGTCACCCTCTTCTCCCATGTATATACGGGTAGCAGGTGCAAAGTCAAAGTCTTCTACATCACCCCTGATTTTAATAATAGGGTAAGCGATCTGATCGAATACGTCAGCCTTTAGGTTTTCTAGGTGATCAATACGGTACTGCATACCGACAAGATTATCTAGTGGACCCATAGCATAGAGGTTGTCAGGACGAGGACGCCACCCCGCATGAAAGATAGGAGCATGACCAAGATAGCTAGGGTTCTCCTGATTATCTAAAACGTATGCTCTGTCTACGATTGTAATGATACGATCTTCATAAAGAGTATCTGTCAGACTATCGTAGAAGTCTCCATAAAAAGTAAGGATTTCTACATAGTTTGAATCATAGTATTGCTGAATAGATGAGAACCCATCAGCAAGGTAGGCGTTAGACTTAGCTTGTTCTTCTGAACCTTTGACAGCAGCCCTAGCATTCACCATCTTTTGGAAGACCCCTTGCATGTATTCTTTGCTAGGGTCTGACTCAATCATCTTACGAACTTCACCTAAGGTTTTAATTGACTTAATAATCTTAGGAGATTTTTCAAATGAAGATGCTGTTGGATTAAAGCATAAATCAAAGGGTGAGATACGGACTAACTTAGGTCCGATATAGTTTACTACGAGGCTGTCGTCTTTTTTACTTTGGTAGTTTTCTTCCCATGTGACTGTGGCGAAGCAGTTCCCATATTGAATGTAGTCGTATAACAGATCTGAGGAAATGTTGACAAAATCAGATTGGGCAAGTTTGTTTTCCATGTAAGATTGAATAGCATCACGTTTTACCTTTATGTTATCTTCACGAGTTTTAGCCTCAAACTTAAACCATGTCTTCTGAGGGAATAAGGTTGAGAAGTAATTAGCATGGAGATTATCCATGATTTGAGTTAGCTTGGGAGTAGTGGTACTGTTAGACCAAGGAAGCATAGCATTCTTAGTTGTCGTAGTATCCGTAGCGTATAAGTAGTTTCGGAGTTCTTTCCACTCCTCAACCTTTTTATCACGCAGAGTAGACCATTCAACCCACCGTTCAGAAATCTGAACAGCCATGTTGTCAGGACTAATAATGTTGTCTAAGTCTAATGTTTCGCCAGCCATTAACGACTACCCCTAAATTTATTATTTGCCCACACAATGTTATTACTATTGTTAGCTCTTCTTGCATTCCTAGCTGGTTTAACAGCCATGTCTACTACTGAAGCAAGAGCATCTATTACATCATCGTGCGGTGGATTACGTGAAGATAGTTCTTCTTCTAGTATTTGAACATTACCCCCACGGTAGTGCCATATGCCCATGTTATCGTATCTAGGTTCTAGTATGGATGAAATACGTTCTTGTTTATTACCTTGACTTTTATTAGGTCTAAACTCATCTATACTAATGGCTAGTCCATGTTGCTTGATAAGTTCTTTGAGTTGTTTGACGATTGCCATTTGAGCAACGGTTGTTTCTGCTCTGAGTTTTCTAAAGGACCACTTGTTGGACAAGTGTAAGATGTGTTCAAAGTAATCAGAGATTCTGTCAGTCCTGAATCTATCGATGTCCAAGACGTAGATGTTGTTGTCGGCATCTATTCCTACCACTACTATAGCTGTATAGTCAGCACGTTTGTTTAAACTAAATGCAAAGTCAACTGCTGCAAATACATTTAGTCGGTTATTTCTGTAATACATATAACCGTTTTCTTCACGGATATGCTTGCGTTCATAGTACTGAAACTTATCTGGACTTACAGGAACATTGTCAGGATCTGATGGATCGTTGTAATACTGTGCTCTGAACTGCCCTTTGTCTAAGTACTGGCCTCTCTTCTTAGAAAGGATCTTCATGTCAAAGCCAAACCACTTACCGTCTTTACGTTGGCTACGAGGCCAAAGGAACTCCCCTGTTCCATCCCCTCTTGCTTCTACTGGTTGCTCAAATACCTCATAGATATTTTCTTCGCCTGTCTTTTCACCCTGATCAGTATACAGATCCTCTGTCATCTGAAGTAGATCATTGTAGAGATCTGCTGGGTGATACCTTGTACCCACTACCCACTCACGAGCTTCAGCACCTTCAATAGATGACAACAGAGAGTACTGGCTTTTTACCTTATTGCGACCCTCTCCTGTATAGGCATTCTCATAAACAACCACATCATCCAATACCGCAATGTCGCAGTGCATTCCAGTAAGGGAAGTAGTGAGGCCACCAGTAAATACAGAAGGGTCACGAACATTCTCTTTCTTACGTGCAGGGTGGTCTAAAGAAATTTCTGAGTTAGTCCATCTAATCCGTTTACCTTCATCAGCATTAACATGCTCAGGCCAGTAGCGTCGATAAATCTCAGATGTTAGAATACCCTTGACAAATCCTAATTGTTTCTCAGCTAAATTGGCTGTAGCCGATATGTATAGTATACGCAATGTTGGGTTCTTTGTCAACTCCCAAGCGACACGAAACGCAATTAATCTTGATTTTCCGTGGTCACGGGGAAACAAAAGAAGCTGATGACTTTTATAATCAGGTCTTGTCCACCAGTTACAGACATCCTCGTGACACTGACCTAAGACTTGTTCAGGTGCTACAAGTTTAATAAATGTAACTAAATCACTTTCAGCCGCTGTACGAATATCAATAAGTGTTGACATTACAGAACTCGTCTCCAGTTAGAACCGTCCTTGTAGTAAATAGCAAGAGGTTCGACCCAAGAACTATTATCGTTTGCATAAGCTGCCTGAACAAGAACCCATGTACCGTTTTGCTTAATGTACATCTCACTGCCAAAAACTTGAACAGTGGCTGATGACAGTAAGCTAGTTGAACTTACCCCTGTAAAACTAACATTAATAGTTCTACTAGCAGAAGAACTTAAAGTAGATGAAGCAGTTAAAGAACTACTAGCAAGTTTTTTATGAACTGCTTCTGCTTGTAAACTGCTCGAACTAATTAAATTAGCTGATGCATTTCTTTTTACTAATGGATCAAAAGATATAGTGCTTGAAGCAACTAAGTTTGAATTACCATTTAGTTTTTTAAAGGCTACAGATAGTTTACTACTTGTTGAAGCTAGACTTGCAGATCCAAAAGTTTTTATTGTACCTACAGAAGAAAGGGTGCTCGACGCAACTAAAGAAGAGCTACCCTGTAAAGTTACTCCTGCAACAGCCCCAGTATCCGCTAGTGGGGCAGACGCTAGTGGGCTGAAACCTAGCATGTGTTACTCCTTAAACGGCAGTAGATCCTGACATGTCATCCTGAGCCATTACCCAAGCATAGCACTTGTCTAAGAATGTTGAGCCAGATGCAGCTTCGATGTCAGTCAGGTTTGCGTTGAACCGTAAGAACGCCACCTCACGAGTGTCATCATCAGGTGAGCTTGTAGCATATGCTGACAAGTCAATCATCACCATAAACTTTGGATCAGTTCCACGTTGACGGCTGACAGACGCTGTCACAATGCGGTAGTATGCGTTGTTGAAGGCTATGCCGTACTGACTTGCACCTTCTTCGATGTTGTGTTGAATAGCCATTTGATTTCTCCTTTTAGGCGTAA